TTTTATTGTACATTTTAAAGAATTATTTGCACTTGATGGTAAACCAACCAATTTTTCAGAAACTGATCAAGCGAGAAGAAATACAATATCAAATTTATTAGCAGAATGGGGACTTATTAAATTAGTAAATCCCGATCAAACTTCTGCATTAATTGTCCCATTAAATCAATTAAAAATTCTTGCATATAAAGAAAAAGATGAATGGGCATTAACCGCAAAATACAATATTGGAAGTAAGAAAGTAAATTATGAGTACGGCGAAGAAGAAGGTGGTGGCTAAAACAGAGTCACCATCACCAACAACTAATAAAGTTACATCTTTAAAATTTTATAGAACAACAGAAACAGCTAAATTTCCAACATTTGCAACAAAACAATCAGCTTGTTTTGACTTATATGCAAATTTGATAAATGGAGAGGAAGTTCAGTATTATCAGGCAATAGCCACTAAAGTACTACCCAGAAAAGCTTCATTTGATATAAATAGTAATAAATCATTTATACCAATCAATAATGAAGAAAGAATGTTAATTCCTCTAGGGCTTATCGCAGATATACCAGAGGGATTTTCTGTTAGATTACATTCGAGATCTGGTCTGGCATTTAAACAGGGAGTTTATCTTACGAATTGTGAGGGGATTATCGATAGTGATTATGTTGATCCCATGTTCGCAATGATTACGAATATGAGTAATGTTCCCGTTAAGATTTATGATGGAGACAGGATATGCCAAGGAGAACTAGTTCGATGTGAAAAATATACATTGGATGAGTCTGATGAAGCACCAACTCAAAAAACAGATAGAGAAGGTGGATTTGGTTCAACTGGTACGTAAGTAACTATCAGTTTATCTTTAACTTAATTTAACGGAGTTTATATGTTAGATAAAGCAGTCGGATGGATGCGCAGCCTTACCGAAGCCGGAATTGCATTAATCGCTCTTGGAGTGGTTCTTCAAATCATATGGCCGGGTGCCGCAGCGATTCCATTTATTGGAATAGACATTGTAGGAAACGTTCTTGCCTTAGTTGCTAAACTAGGTGGAGAAGGTCTTGTAGGTCTAATTGCGTTATGGGTTCTTTGGGGCATCTATAGTAGAGGTCAGTAAAGGGTCTTGACAAATCCAAGTTCCATGATATAATAAACTTAAGTGATTTTTATATTATGGAAATAAAACTGAAGGGGTACAAACTACTGTTTGGCCCCTTCTTTTAATTATAATTAAATGATGAAAACAAAATTTAAGTTAGTAGTAAAAGACTCTGGTGAATATACAGCAGATTCGTTTAGTGAACTAATTTGGATAGTTATAAAACACAGATTTGGACACTTCTTCAAAGGGGAAGGGTTCATTGACTGAGGTTGTCCATAGTGGAAACCTCATTTTTACAACGATTGCTCAAGCGAAAGAGGATCGTTATTTTATTAACCTCGCTTTATAAGGAGGAATTATGGTACTTCGCGCATCACACACCCCTTTAAATTTTGGTGATTTAGAAAAAGCTCTAGGATTTTCCGTAGGGTTTGAATCAATGTTTGATAGACTGCTTGGAGATTTTCCAACAGTTTCAAATGGTCAACAAAGTTATCCCCCATACAATATCCGAAAGGATGGAGATTCTAAGTATTTCATCGAAATGGCCGTTGCAGGTCTTTCTGAAGATGATTTAGAAGTTGAATTGAAAGAAGGAATGCTTTCGGTTCGTTCTAAACAATCAACAGAAGATGAATCTACTTATGTTCATCGTGGTATTGCCAAGAGAACATTTGAACGTTCCTGGACTCTTTCAGATGATATTGTTGTAAAGGGTTGTGATTTAATCAACGGAATGTTAACTGTTGAACTTGAAAAGATTATTCCAGAGGAAAAACGAGCACGTTTAATTCCTATTGGAGATAAGAAAATCAAGTCAATCAACTAATTGACATTTGATGCGCCCATCAGTACATTGTACTGGTGGGCTTTTTATTTTTATATGGAAATTTAATAATGGTTGAAGCAGTTACTCCTAATGGAAATTTATATTCTTTATTTGGAATTCCACTTTATATTTCTTCTGATTCTTATAATGTAAATGAAAATGAATTGAAATTTATAAATGAAGTAGAAAAAAGATACCAGACATCACACATAAGTTCTCAAAATGATTATATTTTAGATAACGAAGAATTACAAGGACTGAAACAGTTTTGTCAAAGTTGGTTAGAAGAATATGTTTATGGATTATTATGTATTGAACAAAAGATTAAATTTTATATAACACAATCATGGAGCAATTACCTAGATACTCATATTGATCATCACATGCATATGCACCCCAATAGTATAATAAGTGGAGTATTTTATGTTCAGACTGATGGCACACCTATTCAATTTTATAGAAAAAATCCACAATCAGATTTACTTTTACATTTAGGTTTTACAGAAAATAATGAATGGAATTCTGATTCTGTGCATTTTAATTCTGAACAAGGTAAAGTATTTTTATTTCCATCATCACTACCTCACGCTGTAAGTGTAAATCAATCAAATACTCAAAGAATTAGTATAGCATTTAATACATTTGTCAAAGGTGATATAGGGAAGGCAGACGCATATACGAGGCTTGTATTATGATTGAACAACCATTGATGTCTTTCTTAATTGGTTTTAAACATTCACTTGAAGCAGATCATATTGCAACAGTTTTATCAATAAAAGATAATAATAAATTAAAAGGACTAATTTGGGCTACAGGTCATAGTTTTTCTATTTTAATATTATCATCATTGATGTATTTCCTTAATTTTAGAATCAATGAAAATTTATTTACAACTGTAGAATTGATTATAGGATGTTTATTAGTTTTTATGTCCTTCAAATTTTTTCTGAGGGTATTAGAAGGTCAAGATCATATACATCAACATGATCATAATTCATCGATAAAACATATACATTATCATCCCAAAGGTGAACATCCTGATCATACTCATAAGTATACATTACAAACTTTTTTAATTGGAATATTACATGGAATAGCAGGAACAGGTGGATTTATAATTTTGACATCCTTATATGTTTCTACAAATTTTCAATTTTTTATATTCTTATTAATGTTTATTGTAGGTTCATTGATGAGTATGTCAATGACATTTTGGTTTTATAATTTCTTGAAAACTGTTTACTTGAAGAAGATTGAAAAATATGTAAGTTATGTTATAGTAGTGACAGCATCATATATTGGAATAGATAAAATTTTAGAAGTAATATTTTAAAAAACTAAATACTTAAAAACTTACATAGGAGAAAAAAAATGTGTAATAACGAAAATTGTCATTGTGAAAATTGTACTTGTGATCCATGTGAATGTACAGTAGAAAATCAATGTGGATGTGAATAATTTTTGAAAGGTTATAATGCTTACAATATTAGGAAGTGTATTAGGATTTGCTACTTCTACTGTACCTACAATAATGGACTTCTTTAAAGAAAAAGAAGAGAAGAAAGCAAAACAAGAAGAATTTAAATTACAAATAGAAGCAAAAAAAGCAGGTGTAGATTTAGACATTAAATTGTTTGAAGCAAAAAAAGATTTTGATGAACAGAAAATGCTTCTTGAACACGATAAGGCATTAGGTCAACAAGGGGGTTTTATAAACTCGTTAAGAGCATTTGTAAGACCTTTTATAACTTATGTGTTTGTATTGACATTTATAGGTATTAAAGTAGTACTTGTATGGCAAGCAATACAAATAGATGCAGATTTAAATCAAACTATTGATATTGTGTGGGATGATGAAACTGAAGCTCTATTTGCAGCAATAATTAGTTTTTGGTTTGGTTCTCGCGCAATGCCAGCGAGAAAGACCAACAAGTGAGGAAATGAAATGGCAGGAAATATACAATTATCAAAAAACTTTTGGCTTAGTGAATTAATCAAGAGTTCTACTGCAGAAAGAAAAGGTATTGATAATACACCAACAACGGAACATCTAGTTAATCTTACAGTAATAACACAACAAATTTTACAACCGGTCCGAGAACATTTTGGAGTAATCACAGTCAATTCTGGATATCGTGGACCGAAATTAAATACTGCTATTGGCGGATCAAAATCCTCTCAGCACATGAATGGTGAGGCGGTAGATTTTGAGCAATTAGGTACTCCTAATCCAACAGTAGCAAAATGGATAACAGAAAATCTAGTATGGGATCAAATCATATTAGAGTTTTATAAAAAAGGTGAACCAAATTCAGGATGGATACATTGTTCATACAAAAAAAATGGCCAGAATCGAAAGAAGATAACAACAGCTTTAGTACAAAATGGCAAAACAGTTTACAAAAACGGTTTCGTTATTTAATCGAATTTTTTATTAAAATTTATCTTCAAATACTTTTTACGGTGGGCGCGTTCATGGGTCGTTCATGGGTTGACAAACACATAAAAGTGTGTTATAATAGGTTAGATGAAATTGAGAGTGATTATGATAAAGAAACACGGAGAAACTGGTATCCATGAAACCACATAATGAACTTGCGAAGAGTGATATAAAAGTTGTAAATAATTTATTAGAAGATGAATTATTTGATGATTTATTTTACCGAATGACAAACAAGGAATTTCCCTGGTTCTACTGTCCTCACATAGATTATGAAGGCGAAAATCTTGGTGTAACAAATTTTCAATTTGAACATTGGTTTTATTTTTCTTCCTTTTATCAAGGAACTTCAGATCAAATTGCTATATTACATCCCATAATAGAACGTATAGATCCAGTAGCATTCTGGCGTATAAAAGCAAACTTATTGACTAATACCCCAAAAGTTCAAGAAAATAATTATCATATCGATATTGGTAATCTCAGAAATAATGATGAAAAATTAGAACAATGGACAACTTCTATTTATTATTTAAATTCCAATAATGGTTATACAGAATTTGAAGATGGAACTATAATTGAAAGTGAAGCCAATAGATTGGTAACATTTCCTGCAAATGTAATACATCGTGGAACAACATGTTCAGATGCAAAAATACGGGTTGTCATAAATTTTGATTATTTACATGCCCGAAAAACAAATGTCTAAATTTTATACTAATGTAGTATGTCTTGGTAATTTCATTTTTGAAAGAGGAATTGAAAACGGACTACCTTTTGAAGAACGACATGAATTTAAGCCAACCTTATATATTCCTACCACAACTAAAACTGATTGGCGAACACTTGAAGATGAACCGGTAGCACCTGTCCAATGGGGGTCTATTAAAGAAACCCG